GAACAGGAACTTTCACACGCATCATTGGACCATTTTGAAACAAGGCGGAAGAAAAGCGTTCTTGAGGGCTCTTTTGGTTAGGATCAACAGAAGTTGGTTGTTGCGCCCCATCCATTACACCATAATTAGGAAACCCGCCTAGCTTACCTCCAATACCTGGAATGCTCCCAAGAATTGACCCCATACTTTTAGCTTGAATCTTATCAATAACTCTGTTCTTTGTGCGCATGTCAAAGATAGATTGTCCAGCCCCTTGCGCGCCGGATACCGCGTCTGTTCCGCCACGTCCTTTATCATCAACATTAGCTTCAGCAACAATAATAACGTTTCTTTCTCTTAGAATATCTATAGGCCAAGACGCCCCAAGGGTTTGAATCTGATTAAACGTTTCTTGAATACCCATTGTAGCAAACAACGTTTCCAAAGGAGAAAGAACATGTTGCTTGGCGTCCTTGAAAAACATACAGTTACCAGAGCTACCAAAATTACAATGCTTCTTTATATCATCAATAGCTTTGAAGGGTTTCACAGCCGATTTAATGTATCCTTCTTTTGAAATAGGGCCATTGGAAGGCTGCTTAATATTTAAAGACCCTCCAATATATTGATTAAAAATTTGTGAAATAGCTGCTGTTGCTGGAATATTTTTAAAAGAATTTTGTACAAGGTTCTTTTTATCACTGTAATATTCTGCGCCAATCAACTCAATAGTATAACGTACCGTGCGCGGACTTTTGCTTGTTTTTTGGCCATGAACAGAAAAAACATAAAGTGTCGTTTCATAAATTTTTGGCTCATCGCAATCCCAAGCAAATGAACACGGCTCACCGCCTCTGAGATTCATGTTCTCAACGATATTGTTATTATCCTCCACAATTAGTTTGGCTGTGTGATAAGGTTTATAGATACTTTCATAGATAGAAAGAGATTGAAGTTGAGGAAGAATATTCCATCCATTTAGATGGAAAGAACGAATATTAACCTGAATTGGAAAATCTGTCATGGTTTATTCTTGTAGTTTCTTCCGGCGCTCTTCAATTAAAGGCATAGTAAATCTGCTATCAATCAGATAGATATTCTTGTTGTTTTCATTACGTTCTCTTTCCCAATCATAATAATATGTTGGACTCCAATAAACGAATTCTTCATCTGGAATAACTTTATCTAGAATATCCTGGTTAATTACATTCGCAAAAGCATTAGAGGAAAGACCAGTTAGTGTTTGGTTTGCGGATGTATTGCCTGTGATATGCTGAATCTTTACGACAGAAGAGTTAGCTATAATAATTTCTCCGTTTCCTACTGTAGCCGTTGTGGCAGCATTTTTGACTAGAACACGCTCACCATTAGAGAAACTTGTATTTCCATTTAGAGTAATTTCCAAACGAACAAGTTGATTGGTATTAATAATCCAATCTTCAGGTCGGCGTCTATAATGAAGTATCTTTGTTCCTTTACCAAAATGAGCAGTATAATATTTTTTCAAAGCCTCTGGTAGGATATTTTCATAGTGAGAAACTGGAATCTCCTTGGTATCATCAGGCCAATTGATCGCATAATGTCTTACTTTTTGTTGTGATTCCTCAATAGAACCATACTTTTTCTTGAGAAATTCATTAAACTCATCGTCAGAGAGATACCAATCGTAATAAGGATCAAGGATGCCATTAGCTAAGAAGATTAGCCATTCCAGATAAGAATCGTTATAATAGGCATAAGATAGCACATCTGGACGCATATTATGCTTAATTTCATGAGGATAGAAGAGAACAGGGCGACCGGAAATATTTGGGTTTAGCGCAATATTTTTAGTTATATCCACACACTGAAGTTGATCATCGCCATATTCAATTTTTGGCATTCGGGAAAAATAAAATTCAGCCATTTATGACATTATTCCCCAAAATCAGAAGGTGGTTCCCCAACAAATGGGGCTGATCGCGCGCTAGTATCGCGTGGATTATTATTGTCTTTAAAATCTCCAGCGAGCCAGTATTCTAGTTCAAGAAACTGCATCTGAATTTCCAGACCTTCTGGGGCATTACCATTCCCATCTCCGCTTGTGCCGCCCGTGAGTTTCGTCTGATTAGATTCACGATAAAACGCAGCCTGTCCTCCCGGTGTATAGTTAACAACAAAATTTTCTAAAACAGCAGGCTTGAATTTATACATATATTGCGAGTTGGGGTGAATTTCAGGAAAGAATACTTTTGGAAATTTGAACCAAGAAAGTAATCCTAAACCAAAAAGACTTGCAACAGTAATATCTGGAGACATAGAATTATTTAACAGTAAAACAATTTGTTGTAAAGACCTGGCTTCAGCAGGATTCTTTGGAGAAACACGCCAACTCAATTGGTATCTTTTATATTTCGGACCTTTAAGGAAAATAGTTAGAATACTATTTGGACTATAACCTAGTTTTGATCTAGCTATGTTTATATCTGTAAGAGAAATAGCCCCAGATAACACTTGATTTAATGGTTGCTCTTCATAATCTACGATATGGTTATCAATTAGACCTATAGGTAAAGGTAATCTAATTATCTTTTCTGGGTTCATTTGTATTCTACTTGAAATTGGTCCATCATCTCCAGAAATCAAATCTCGTTGATACTGCGAAACAATCAATTGAAAATAATATTTTGGAAGATCGCCTGGATATTGAAAGTAATCCGTAGAATTAATCTTTTGAAATCTCTCATCTATAAGACTTGTTGGAGATTGAGGTGGATCGTTGAAGCTTCCATTGTTCCACCAAGGCTGAAGTGGCGATATAGTAGTATTTGCGTTTGATAAACCGGGAGTTGTTGCCATAAAGGTTCCTAAATAATCAGTGTTTCTTGGTATTTAGTATAGGAATCAGATGCCCAAACGGGGAGAACAACGAGTCATCTATGAGAAGAACAGCAGCCATTTTTACAAAGGGCTGTTCAAACCTCGTAATCCCAAGAAATATAGAGGAAATGCTAAGAACATAGTTTTTAGAAGTCATTGGGAACTAGAATACATGCGCATGCTAGATGAAAAGGATAATTGTATTTCCTGGGCCTCGGAAGAGTTCTCAATCAAGTATTATCATCCGATCAAACTCTGTTATAAACGCTACTTTCCTGATTTTTTTGTTGAAATGCGCCAGAAAGATGGTAAAATATTCAAAGCGATTGTAGAAATCAAGCCGGCTAACCAAATCGCACAGCCAAAACGAAAAAAGAACGGCAAGATGCAAAGATTCATCTATGAGAGTATGACTTTTGCAGTGAATCGGGCGAAATGGGAAGCGGCAGTAAAGTTCTGCAAGGAGCATAAATTAAAATTCTATGTGGTAACCAAGGATAATAAAGAACAATTTGTCCTATTGAATGAGGAACAACTACACTTATGACCATGAAAAGAATTGATCCTGTAACAGGAATAGAAACAGAAATAAATGAAACTACATTGTTCCAAGATTTGAAAGCTCTTCGGGGTATAGACCCAATTCAAACTTTGATTGAGATTCTAATAACTTATGATTTAACTCCTGAAGAAATGGATGAAATTATAGAGAGATTCAAGCGTTATTAATGCCTAATCCTTTTATTGACCAACTTAAAAGACTAGCTGCTTCTATTGGTATCACCAATCAAAACTCTTGGGCCGCGCGTAAATGGTTTCAATCCATGGCGCAGCGCGTTGTTACTATGGATGGTAACGCATATATGCAATCTCAACCAGATCGTCTTATGAAATCAAGAAGCTTGAATCAATCAATGATTGGGAAGATGGTTATGTATTATTATGATCCGAAAACAAAAGAAAAACTCCCTTATTATGATAAGTTTCCTTTAGGATTTGTTGTAGATATGGCGCCAAAAGGACATTATATGATAAATCTACATTATCTTTCTCCTTTTCAAAGAGCTAGATTATTTGATGCTCTTTATCAAGGCACTTTACAAAATGCTGGAACTGAAAAACAAAAATTGAAGATTTCTTATGGAATCTTGAAAGGTGCAACTAAATTCCAAGCTTATAAACCATGCTTCAAGCGTTATTTGAATAACCATGTTCGCTCCCGTTATCTTGTTGTTGATCCAGCTGATTGGGGAACAGTTATGATGCTGCCTCTAGCACGCTTTGAGCGCGGCGGTAAAGGGGGCGGCACGGTCGGTTCCCCCATCTCACAAACCAAAGTTTGGTCCGAATCTAGAAAGAAGTTTTAAGTAAATATGGCGCGAGAAGGTTTCAATATCCAGGAATTCAAATCTACTGTTGAAAATCGTGGAATACAAAAGAATAACAAATTTCTCGTTAAGTTTTTTATACCTCCATTAATGAGAGAAAGTATTTCGTCTCAAATGGGAGGTAATCAAGTGCAATTGGCTCAAAAGGCAAGCAAAGAAATGCAATTTTGGTGCGATACAGCTGTGTTGCCTGGAATCCAACTTTCATTACGACAAGTTATAAGATATGGCTATGGTCCAATTGAAAAAAAACCGTTTGCTCCACTTTTCAATGATGTCACTTTCACAGTTATGCAAGATCAAAAAAATATAAATTGGTCTTGGTTTCATTCTTGGCTAAGCACTGTTGTTCTTTGGGATGCCAGACGTGGTATTCTAGGAAGCCCTGAGCAAAAGATAAAGCCTTTTGAGATTTTCTATAAAGAAGATTATATAGTTGATCTAGATGTTACCTGTTTTAATGATATGGGCAATCCTGTCACACGCATCGTTTTACGTCAAGCCTATCCTTTCACAATGGGAGATTTACCTTTGAATTGGGCAGATAATAATACATTTATGAAAATGCCAATTTCTTTTACATTCCATGATTGGTATTGGGCTCCATTTCCAGAAAATGAAATGCTGCCTATTCCAACACCAGCCCCGAACCCTGATGTGAGTGGCGACCCTCCAACACCCCTGAAATAAAAACTAAGGAGATATTATGCTACCTAAAATTACAACCCCAACTTCCAAAATCAAAATCCCAAGCACAGGTAAGACTGTTTCTGTGCGTCCGTTCCTTGTGAAAGAGGAAAAGATTCTGTTGATGGCCAAACAATCTGGAACCTATACAGATATACTAACTTCAATCAAACAAGTTGTGACCAATTGTCTTCTTGAAAAAATAGATGTTAATAAGCTTGCGCTATTTGATGTTGAATATCTGTTTCTCAAGCTACGTTCCATTTCTGTCAATAATATCGTCAAAGTCACATACAAAGACAACGAAGATCAAAAAGAATATCCTTTTGAAATTGACTTGGATAAAATAGAAATCAAATTCCCTGATAAAGTAGAGAAAGTTATTGTTTTGAATGACGAATACTCTCTGCTTATGAAATGGCCGGAAGCCTCACTTTATTCAGAGCAAGAGCTACAGGCTGACGATCCTTCTTTAAATATTGAATTCTTTCTTGCTAATACCATTGATAAGATTTGTCAAGGCGATAAGATGATTGATATGAAAATGGCATCCAAACCAGAAATTACAGAGTTTGTTGAAGGTATTCCAGCAAAGGCTTATGAGCAAATCAAGGAGTTCTGGAATACTATACCTAAATTACATTATGAAATCAAGTATACAAATGCCAATGGAACAGAAAGAAGTATTGTCATGGAGAAGTTGACCGATTTTTTTACTTTTTAATGACGCATAATAGTCTAGAGAACTATTATCGCACTAATTTTATGATGACTTTTTACCATCATTATGCTTTGAATGACGTAGAGAATATGTTGCCTTATGAACTGAACATATATTCCGATATGATAAAAGAAGCACTCAATAGTAAGAAATAAAGAATGGCAGGACCAGTAATTTTAGGGAGACTTTTAGCCGGTGCCGGAGGATTAGCCAAAGACGCAGCTCAACTCGGCGCCGCTACATTTATGAGCAATCATGGAGGCTTGATTGGTCAGGCCGCAACCATGAAA